CATCCCAATAAGGGTTGCAACCTCTTTTTGAGTTTTAGCATCCATCTCTGCCAAAGTAACAGTTGTCTTAATACCCAACCTTGCCAGATCATCATCCATTTGCTTAAAGTCAATATCCACCTCCAACCCTAAGAGGGCCATTTCCCCTTTGTAGGCAATCATTGCAATTGCATCATCAAGGCTACGCTGCTTCACTGCAATTTCTACATTTGTTTGTGCAAGTATAATATTTTTCTGCAGGTTTGCCAGGGAAGTTGCCAGATCCACTTTACCCTGTGCAATTGCAAGATCTTTTTTCACTTGCAGATTCGCCAGTGCAGTTGCGAGATCCATCGTGCCTTGGGCGATCATTGCATCTGTTCTTGATTTCAGATCTGCCTCAGAAAGACTTTTATCAATATTTGCCTGCGTTATAACTTCAGCCAATCGTGTAGCCTGGTTTGCAAGTTTGGATGCAAGTGCAATATCTGCATTCTTAAATGCAGTTTCTTTTTCAACTTCCAGGTTTGCAAGCCTAGCCTGCAATTTCATTGTGGATTTGCCTGCATAGAGTGCAACCAGTTCAGATTCTGCTGCCATAGATTCGGCAGAACGGATCTCTGCAGCCTTGCCTGTCACCTCCTGAGTCATATCTGCCCAGATGTTTCTGAGCTGCCTTACCCTGGCTGGATCTGCATCTGCTCCGACTGTGGCCCCCAAAAGCATTCTGAGGTTGTTCTCTACACTTCTCTTCAGCTGCACCTCTGCTGGTGAGACTGCAGTTCCTTCAACTCTTGCAACCAGGAGTGCTTCTGCATCATCAACTCCACCTTCAAAAATTGTGTCCATATCTGCATCAGTTACCGCTGAGATTGCATCAACTGTTGTGTCAGTTACATCACCAGTTGTTCCCACTGTAACTGCATCTGGTGCAGCAATGGTCCCAAGTGTGGGTGCAGTCGCATCCCCAACTGTACCAATTGTAACTGCAGCTGCATCTCCTACAATTGCTGCTGCATGGGCTTTTTCTGCAAATTCTCTCTCATTAAAAGTTCCAGATTCTTTAAACTGACCTTTTTTGCCTTCCCACCACTCCTCAAAGTTATCTGCAGTAGCAATCACAACAGGTGGTCTCATCCAACTTTCCAGCTCTTCAGTAGTCAGTGTAAATGCTTCCTGGCGTTCTGCCTTAAAAACTGCTTTTGCATACATTGTACGCATAGTAGTTTCAGATAAATTTGCCGGTTTTGGATAAGTTTTAGCCCATTCATCATATGAAGCTGATGCACCCAACTCATTATCTCTCAGAAAAACATTCATAGAGTCAACCATTTTTGGCAACTCTACAGCAGCAGCATCAGTTGCAATGATTTTTGCATTGTTAAATGCACCCTCCAATCCCGCTTCAGAATTGGGCGGAATAGAATATGTATCCTTATTTGCTAACATCCAGCTGGTGAATGTGGTATCTGTTGTCAGAGTCAAACCCTCAATTGTAGTAATATTAGCATCAATCGTTGCATTTGCTGTATCTGCTTCACCCTGAGAATCATACTCATTGCCGTTTTTGTCCTTGTATTTTGTAGGTGTAACAGTTGCTGTAGTTGCTGTAGTTGCTGTGGCTGTTGTTCCGTCTCCAGTATCACCCTCGGTCCCGATTATATTACCGGTTATTCGTTCATAATACTCTGCAGCAGTCTCACCAGGTTGTTGTTCTGATTCAGCTGGCCCTGTCTCAGATGTTTCAATTGTACCATCCTTCCCAACTTGTACAGTTGTACCAACTTCAACATCACCATTACTGGGTTTTACATCGCTTTTTCCTTTTATAGCTGCAAGTTGTGCAGCAGTCAGGTTATACGGATTATAGTCAGTAGAAGAACTAGTACCCCAATCACCAGTGGTATCACCAGTAGTAGTGCTAGTAGTCTTGCCAAATTCTGATTCTGTTCCACCAGGATTATAGGCAGGGAAAGCTCGAATACCATTTTCATATCTTGGCTGCATCTCCTTTCCTTGCTCCGCAAGACTCTGTGTAAGACCAGAATCACGCCTGACAGTCTCCATTGCATCTTGCTCTGCGCCTGTTAGGTAGCTCATTTCATGCTGCTGACCATTAATATTTTTTTGCATCTCTGGCATCTGCTGAAGCAACATGGCAAGTTTTCTCAGGTCTTCTTCTGAAAAGTTTACCGGACCTAACGGTTGTGTTCGATTCATTTGATTAATCATGTTAGTTTTTGTGCTGGTAGTTTCATTGTGTTTGCTCTGATGCCCACTTCCAGCATCAGTGATGAAATTGAATATGCCTGCCCTGGCGTTGCTTCTTCTGTATCAGAGATACGAAAACGGATACTCTGGCATTTTTGTTTTTTGCAGTGCGCCCTGAACTGATAAACTCCATTTGCCACTCCAGAAGATGTTCCAAAAAACCCTTCATCTCCATATGGTGTGGAGTCTCCATATTCAATAATTTCCAGGTCTGTTATGTAGTTAAATTTGTGTAGCTCATTAAAATATTCCTGGTAGTTGTGTCCAATTTCCAGCTGCAAAGTATGGGTGCTTTTGAAGTCACCAAGTACAAATGCCCTCCTAACCCTTTGGAATCCTTGAATACCGTTTGTCTTAACCCATGAGGTTGTGAGTGACATTTCAATTGGATCATTTGCATCTTTGTATGAGGTGGCACTTTGCTGGAATATTCTGCCATCAGTTCTAAGATAGACGTAGTCACCATTACCTCCTTGCCATGTTGTTGCCCCCTCTCCCTGGTGGTTGGTCCAGGTAGCCCATTTGCCATAGAAATAATCGTATATCAAGGCTCGTCCATCAGAAGTCAGGTAACGTATCTGATTCTCATTCTGGATCAATTCGGCACTGGTAATTGTCAGTGCATTGTATGCCTCAACCTCTGCTCCAATGTAGATGGTTTCAAGGGAACGGTTCAGTAGATATATGCCCTTGTTACTCTGAAACATGAGTCCCAGTGGCATCAAAACCAGGGAGTTGGTATTACTGCAACCTACATCCCCAGTTATCACTTGTGCAGGCGAAAAATCGTTTTGCGCACCAGTGGAAGTTGGGCCGTTTCCGGTAATGTAGAAGATCTGGTTTGGCTCGAAGATTATTAATTTCTGGTCAAATTCTGCCAGGGCGGTTATGCGAATGGCCTTATTCAAAACAAGGGAAAAAACATCTGTAAATTCTACTGGACTCAAAGGCTGCCGGTTCTTTGAATAAATCAGTTTTTTGGGATTCTCTGAACTGACACAAACCAACCTGTTTTTGTATGGTGTCAATACCAGGGATGCAGGCGGGGGTATGTTTTCGATTATTCCACCATTTGTGTAAAGACTCTCTTTTGCTACCAAATTTGCATCAGAAATTGCACCAGCATCTGCAAAACTAATTGAATCTGCTGCAGTATTATTTGCAACTTTGCCAATCTTGAAAAATAACCTGCCTACAGTGACTGTCCGGTACACCTCACAAATTACATCAGTTTTCTGAGTCAGTCTCAGGCTTGGTATTGTCAAGGTTACAGTTGAAGATCCACCTGAAGTGGTTGCAGATAAAGCCACACTTGGTGCGCTTCGATGATCCTGTCCTTTTGCATCCACCCAGAACCAGATAACTTGATACAAATAAGTCCCTGCTGCAAGCGAACCAGCTGAGTTATTGACTACTGCAGAAATATTTTCTGGATATAAATGGTAGTTCAGTTCCACGATTTGCTGACTATCATACATCGAAACATATCCACCTCCAATGTGGAGATTACCACCTAATTCTGCTGATTCAAAGCGTTCAACGGATGTAAAATCAATCGTGATATTGGAAATACCAGTGAGACTGTAAAGGTCATTATTTTTGCTGGTCAACCTGGTACGTACAAGTCCCCCAAATTTAAAAACACCAGCAACTGATGAATCTACAGACGCAAGAAATTTGGCAGGAAGTGGACCAGACGTTCCAGGTAATATCTTTGCAGAAATAAGTCCATCTGTGTTCATCACAAAATAAGTGGGTTGCAGACCAGAATCATGTACTGCAA